CGATTTTAGTAATGCGGAGTTGGCATACTCGCCATGCAGTCTACTTCTGCCAACCCTTAATGTACTCTGGTGAGAAGTTAGCGTGGCTAAACTGTAGTCTGTCTACTAGTTTCACAGCGTTCTTTCCCATACGATCAATAGCAACAAAGCCTTCTTGCTCTGTAACTTTGTATCCGTCTTTAGTTTTCAGGAAAGTACCTATAGACTTTGCTTTATCTAGCTTACGTATGACCATTAACTTAGCTTCGACAATGAGATTGTATAATTCAAACAGTGCCACAATCTGAGACTTATCGACATTTGAGAAGTATGACATAACTTCCTTTCGTCTTTCTGTTCTACCGGCTTTACCCTTTTCAGATTTCAGCTTGTCAATTTCTTTTTGATAGTATGCATATATCCAATCTACTAAACCACTAACGAACTTACTTGGATTCTTGATCTTTTCACCTGCTCGTACTTGTACATTCAAGTATGTTTTAACTCTTGTAAGCAACTCCTCGTTCTCTGTTATACCGTCAAACGTTGCTTTGTTTACTTTGTTGAATTGTTTGCCTGCGGCTGACAATATCATAGTAATAGCATCTGTCTCCGCTTGAGTCATGGTAGCATTACCAGTCACATCTTTATAAACTGCGTCTACCGACCAGACCGACCTCGATCCTTTGAGATTGCTTGCAATCTTTTCTCCAAAAGACGCAGACATTGATTCAAAAGATTTTCCTCTGTAGTTAGTGTGCCAAACCACACCGATCTCGGATCTGAGGATTTCAGAAGCAAGCTTGCTTTTCGCTGGTATAGCATAAACAATCGTATTAGGATGGAAAGTAATATGCGGTTCACCATCAATCTGTACTTTTTTAATATCTTTCTTCGCATAGAGGAAATCACCTTGTATCACTCCTTTAATATTCATAGCTGGCAAATGTTTCAATGCCAGATTCATTTTTATATTCAAATCACCACTCGTATCTGCATCAACATCTGCTTTAGTCTTGTAGACTTTAGGATTCTTGTTGAAGATACCTTTCTTTGCAACAAAGAACTTACCATCAGATGGATCTATACCCGCAAAAACTGCTGGTGCTCCATCCCACTTTACTGTTACGTTAACAGGAGCTTTAGACTTACCTGCTAACATATCACGCAAAGATCGTAAATAATCTATTGACTGTCTTGCACCATCGACTCCTGCATTCAGCAAGTTATCCTCAAGGTGCTCCATATGAGTGTTTTTATCTTCAGTGATATACATGCGTAGACTTTTCATAGCTTTATTTTTAACCCTACTCTTGTAGCACCACCAGAGGCACCACCATATGTTGCTAGTACGAATGATTTAAACTTTGGCAGTTGTTCTGCTTTTAGAACGTTGCCAGCTTTTCCACCACCCACAAAAAATATTTCAAACGTATCATTCGCTCTGTTGTGTATAACGAAGTAGTCATCTCCACCATCTTTAAAGTGGTCTAAGATAACCTGTCTAAAGTGCGCTAATGCCACACCGTCTGTTATAGCAAACTCTTTAGGCAGTTTACCAGACTTGATAACTCCATCATCGCCTGCTAGACCAACAGAAGAATCACGTGAATTGAAAAAGTCTATAAGTCCTACAAAGGTAGAAGGATACTTCTCTCTTTTCATAAGAGCGCCGACATTACCCTCTTTGACTTTTAAGTCTCTGATATAAACATCTGCAATATCCTGTATGATTTCAATTTTACGTCCAGATCGTTTAACTGACTTATCGAAGAATGTGATAGGAGCTGATCTATTGTTAGTTCCTTTAATCTCGAATTGAGTGGTCTTCTTAGCAATAGTCATAACTAGATCAGGAATAGTTGATCCTGGTCTAGCTGTCTTGAACTCTGTTTCTACTTCGATGCCTCTTTTGAAGGCAATGTCTTTAACCTCTACTGCAACCATATCTTGAGTTTTTGATCCTGCTCCGACTCGACCCTGAGCTCCACCTCCTGGCTTTACGATAGAACTGATAGCGACATATCCATCTGGTCTTTGATCAAATCCTTTGAGTGAGACAGGTGCGAGAGTTGTGCGTCTAGTGATACCGAACTCTGTTGATCTATGCAATGTAGCAGGAATAGTGAAGTGAACTCTTTCACCTTTCTTCAACTGCTTTACAATCTTGCCTTTATCTGAGTATAGTGGAGCAGGCTTTTCCATAGGAAAGCCTTCTTTGAACTTATATCCATTCAATGTTTCTGGAGCATATGTTGTACGCTCACCAGCACCAGTAAATTCTTTGTTTTTGCCTGGTCCAGATGGGAAATTTTTGGGAGAAAATGTAGCCATTTCTGTGAGCCAACCTCTAAATTTAATCATGTTATCGCTTCTTCGATTCTGTTATGATGTCTAGTTGTATTTATAAGTTGACTGACCCTACATCATCGAGCGATATTTCTTTATCTAGAGACTCTTTTTGGATTAATTCTTCTAGTCTGTCAGCTATAGACTTCCATGGCTCTACTGTTGTCCATTGTTCCATTGATCTCAATTTACTTATCATTTGTCCATCAGTCATGCTACTTTAATTCCATCCCATCTATAGAAAGCTTTTCGTTCGCTACACCAATACCATCCCATATACTTTTGGTCTTCTTGCCTCAAGTTACTTTCGTAATACTTCCTTCCATCTTTACCTATTGTTGCTTTTAATTCATTTATCAATTTACTACTCCATTAATTATTTAGCCATTCTCGCTATTTCTATGGCTTGTTCTTGGTTGGTGATAGGTACGGCATTTGACTTGTGCATTGTGGCGATTCCGACAATGTAGTTTCCTGTGTACACTGGATTCTCTCTTTTTCTTCCTGCTTCTGGAATTCCATGAACTGGGCTCTTCTGCGAGACTGACGGATAATTCTGTTTCGAAACTGTAGGCGTCGGTTCATAAGGTACAAATTTCCTTTTAGTGGGCTTTAGTTTACCAGATATATATGCAACATATCTATCCAGTGTATCAAACTGACATGAGTGTAAATGCTTACGCCTCATCTCTTTATTATATCTTCTCCACTCTACTTCGACCTTAGCCATGTCGAGCTTCTTTTTCTTACGTTTAGATTTAGGTGCATAAACACCTTTGATCATATGCATACTCATGATGTAACTTCACTCCATTCTTATTTATATTATGCACCATTATATGCATTTTGTCAAGAATTATTTCAACTTATTTCGATAATATGCATTGACACAGGATATTTTTTGTATAAATAACAGCATGGGTGCGTGTTAATGTGTAATACACAAGAGGCAAGTGTGATCGATAATAATCAACTCACAGAAGGAATAGCATACGTCACATCTTTGATGTCCGTGGGGTTCGGGTATGCCACGCAAACTATCTGAAAAAAGGCAATCGTTAGACTGCCTTTTTTTTGGTTTAGATACCTTCAACTTCGTCTAGTCTACGTACAACAAACTCTTCGATCAAACTACTTTCATTGTTCAATCTGCTAGCCAAAACAGTAGCTTTACTTAATGGTCCAGTGTAGTAGACTGTCATATCTTTTCTTTCTAACACCACATATTCATAACACGGTACTAGTGTAAGCATTTTACTTTTCCTCGAGCCTCGAAAGCCTCTCTTCTAATTCATCTATTCTCTTAGCGATATTAGGATACTTAGTCTTCCATGCAATGTTCTCTTTATCGAGAATATCAATGCCATATCTTTCTGTTGCCCAGTCTGCGATATCGTCAAAACGATTATAACACCAGACTCCAGCTCTTGTATCTTTGAACCATTTAGTTGATGCGGCACCCAATAGTGATCCCGCAATACTGCTTACCATCCACAACCACATATATTTCTCCTAACTTAAGTGTTGATTTATAACTCTATGTATTCTTCCGCTCTTCATCATCTCGTGAAATCTATTCCAAAAATTTATCATTTATTCCTTTATTATTTTAGTCCGCCAAAGTCTGGCTTACTCTTGTTTTTATTATTGCGATAAGATAGTATGTTATCTTTATTCTCGCCCCGTTCTGCTTTAATTCTATCACCGAAAGAACCTTTATCTGCAACTGGAGTACTGTTATCATCAACCAAATCTTGGGCTGAATCTTCAGCATCAAACAGCCTCATCTTAGATCGATCAATTCCGATCACAAATCGTTTCAGGTAATTAGTGTCACCCCATCTGTTTTTTAACTGTTTTACCATAAGTTGACCTAAACCCTCTAACTCTTCAGTAGAGATTAGACCAAACATAAAGTCAGCAGTAGCAGGTAGACCAAATGATTCAGAAGTATCTTCTAAGTTTAAGTCTGAACTACTATAACCAGTACGTGTTGTCTGTGTTGCACTTAAGATGGGAACATTAAACTCTACAGCAAGACCACGCAACTCTTCTGCAATTGCTTTAATCATAGTGTAAGAGTTAACGTTTGCACCCGCTCTCAATCTAGAACTAGTGCATATATTTAGATAATCAATATACACGATGTCTGGTTGAAAGTTTTTCTTCAACTTTAGCTCATTCAGTAAATGTCTAAAGTGTGCAGAACCCGCACTTGCTGTGGGGTACTCTTTAACGATCAACTTACCAGTTGTCTTGTTTTTTACACGATTTACTCTCTTCATGTACACGTCTTTAGGCATTTCAGATAGACTGTCTATCGTAGCATTCAATAGATTGGCATCGATACGCTCAGAAATTTTCTCTTCTGCCATTTCCATAGTAATGTATAGAACATTCTTACCTTCCATAAGATTGGCAGCCGCACAGTGAGTCATAAACAACGTCTTACCCACTCCAGTGCCAGCGAGTGCTATGCTCAGAGATTTACGAGATAAACCACCTTTAGTAATCTTATTAAACAAATCTAAATCGAATGCTACTTTGTCTTCTTTGGTATGATAGAACTCATATCGATCTTCTGGCTGTTCAAGAAAATCATGACCAATAGCTTGATCAAATGATACGCCTAATGCCTTAGATAGAAGATCAGGAATAGAACCTTTGTCTAGCTCTTTATGGTTACCATCTAGAACTAAAATAGCTTCACGAACTGCATTAAAGACTGCTTTATCTTGACAGAACTTCTCAGTCTTATCTACGATCCAGTCAATATCAGTATTAGAATCATACTCTAGACTATCTATAAGGTTAACAATCTCTTTGTATTGATCATCGCTGATGTTATCTTTTTCTTCAATAGAGATACGCAGTGCTTCCCGAGTAGGAATTCCATTGTAATCTTGTATATACTTCGTGATAGCTTTGAACACCAATTTCTCACTGAAGTCACCGAAATATTCTTCAGTGAGAAAAGGTACAACTCTCCGCATATATGCTTCATTGTGTAGTAATCCCGCAAGTACGGTGTTCTCAATCATCTCTATACTTTCTCCTCAGGAACAGAAGGTGTTTCAACGTGGTCTGGTATTTGACTATCGTCAGTACTCATCAGACCGCTTGAAGCCATTTTATAGCGTTGTTCAATAAACTTAGCAAGATCAGTCTTTTCAAACATCATTAACCAGAAGTCTTTGTTATCTACAATCTCTTTGGCTCTCATCATCTTGTCACAGAGAACTTCGCCAGTAGAAGGATCAACTGCTTCGTACCAGCCAACTTTAGGCTTAACGATATAACCACCCTTCTCTGCTACTTCAAGTAATCCAGACCACTTCATGATACCACCTTCAAATGTTACCATAATAGGTATCTTAGACTTCTCACGAACATATCTCGATTTCTCAATATTGATCACAAAGTTATAGCCTTTGATCTCAGTGCCATCTTTCTCTTGTTGTCGACCAACAATCCATATTGCATCAGCAGAATAGTAAGCACCAGTACCGCCAGATACGATATCTTTAGGATACAAGCCAATCTCTTTATATGTGTGATTAACACAAATCAAAGGAATATCTTTCAAGTTTAAATGAGGAGTCACAATACGGAACAGAGATTTCATCTGCTTTGCACGAGACATATCTGCTACAGACTTACCGTCCATGGCATCATCAACTTCTTTTTTCGAAGCCAAGTTACCAATAGAATCTATAACGATACATACGTTATCTTTCTTATCAAGCTCATTTAACTGTTTGGTAATATCAAACTTTAACTGCTCAACGTCTGTAATCGGAGTATGGATAACTCGATCCATATCAATTCCAAAAGACTTGAAGTATTCTGGTGGTGTACCAAACTCACTATCATAAAACAAGATCACTCCATCTTTATGTTTTTTCTGGTGTGAGGCTGCCATGAGCAAAGCAAAGGCAGACTTAAAGTGTTTAGATGGACCAGCAAGCATCAGCAAACCTGGTGTAATACCACCGTCTACTCTACCTGATAACGCAACATTTACCATAGGCACAGATGTAGGTGCCATATCTTTCTTACCAAAAACTTTCGAATCCATAATAGGAGCAGTGGATTT